GATATCGCAGCCCAGCAGCTCGCATACTCGGGTGAGCGCATTGCCCGCCGGTGCATGGGTGCCGTTCTTCCAGCGGAAGACGCTGCGCTTATCCACACCGGCCAGATCCGCGAATTCATCAACAGTGAGATCTTCTTCGACCATGTAGACGGTAATCTTGCGGCCGATCTTCTCACGATCAAGCAGGGCATGGGCTGCGCCGTTGCCGGCAGCGACGTGACGGGGCTCCAGGCGCCCCTCCGCCTGCGCAGCCAGCGCACGGTCCAGCGCGGAGTGACGGGGCACGCGCTGCTTGAGCTCGCCGAGCATATCCGCCATCGCATCCATGGCCGCGTGCAGCTCTGCCATAGCGTTGGTGACGGCGCCGGGCTGGACGTACATACCCGTGCGGCGGATGGCCGGCAGTACATCGTGCGTGATCCAGCGCTTGAAGGCGTGGGCCTCGGGCTTGCGGCTGCCAAGGATCAGGGTGTAGAGACCGGGTTCGTTGACCACATTGACCGGGAGACCGTTACTGGCACCCTCGATTGAAACTAGGGTGCGCTCGTCATCATCGAGTCTGTTGAGAGCGTCGGAAGGGTTCGCGATATCCAGCGCCTTGCAAACGTCTGCGGCCACAAACCAGGGATCGCCGTCCTTTACTACGGTACGGATGGTGCCAAACTGTTCATTCTTGAAAAGCTGAAGATTATTCATTGTCAGGTTCCTCCTCTGCAGGGTTAGTATTGATAACAGATTTTGCGAGTTGAATTGCTGCGCGATAAACAGAGCCATGCTGAGCTTCGCCGTAAACCATATCTACTCGTTTAGCAAATGCATCCAGCGTATCGTGGAAACAACCACACACAACCATGGTTTCGCCATCATTACGACGATAGAATGTAGTGTAATCCTTACGCGAACCGATCGGTCCAACAACCAGGTGATCTGCGTTGCCGGACACCCTTGCGTCGCCGTACACCCTTGCGTCGCCGTACACCCAGGCGTCGCCGTACACCCAGGCGTCGCCGTACACCCTTGCGTTGCCGGACACCCTTGCGTCGCCGGACACCCTTGCGTCGCCGTACACCCTTGCGTTGCCGTACACCCAGGCGTTGCCGTACACCCAGGCGTTGCCGGACTGACTAAGGTTTGCCTCTTTTTCGATCCAGCCGCCGAGATCGCCGGCATTTACATCACCGAACGAAATGAGCGCCTTGATTTGGAAAAGCTTCCGACCGAACAGCATCTTTGTGTTGGTGGTGAGTTCGTACTTATTCATTGTCAGGTTCCTCCATTTATTGCTATTTAAATAGTGTTCTGATAAAATGGGACTGCCTGGGTGACCAGGTAGAAAGGCGGAGGGCATGCACAGAAGAACCTGTCACAGCGTTACGATCACCATCAATATCATCGTATCGCTTGGCGGGGCACTGGATAGCCTTAGCTCCGTGCTGTTCCGTCTCCGCCCGGCATCGCCGGGGTTTTCTACGGCAGTCCCGTCCACCGGCTAGGCCGGAGGATGTCTGTTTGAAACAGTGTTGTGTTCTGTTTGTGTACAGTATATGTCACAAAAGAACGTTTGTCAAGGGGTTTTGGAAAAAATTTTCAGGAAATTGTTTACAAACGTACGATGATGTGTTATAATCAGTGCAAGGAGTTGATTTTGATGAATAACAGATTCAAGGAAATAAGAGAAAAGCTCAATCTCAGTCAGGAAGAATTCGGCAACGCAATCGGCATTAAGCGTTCTGGTATTTCTAATATTGAAAGCGGACTGCGCGCTGTATCCGAAAGACACATTAAACTGCTGCATTCTGCATACAATGTCAACGAGCACTGGCTGCGTACCGGCGAGGGCGAGATGTTCAACCCCATCAACGCCAGCCTGGACGCCATGGCCGAGGCCCACCAGATTGACGGGCTGACCCGCATCGTGATCGAGAGCCTGATCGAGATGCCCGACACACAGCGCGAAGCATTTATCAACCTGGTGCACAACGTTGCAGAGCGCATCCGCTGCGCTGATTACGAGGGCGCGCAGGCCATGGCTGTGGATGCCGCAATCAGATACGGCAGCGCACTCAGCGCGTCCAAGGTACAAAATCCTCCGGAGGAAGATCAAGCTCAGGCTTCGGAGACTCATACAGTATGACGTTCGCCCCGGGGCGGGCGTCAACGTTTATATAAATCTTCTTTTCTGCGTAGCTGTAAATCTTCTTGACCTCGGGATGGCGGGGCAGGCGGACGGCTACTTTTTTAAATGCTTTCAGGTTATACTTCATGAACCATTACTCCCTTCTTGTGCTAACATTTCGTTAAACTTTAGCTTGATAAATCGTTTTATATGTGGTAAAATGTCGATATATGTCTGATGCATGAGCGATCAGCACTGGCTTCTGGCTGCAAAATAACAGCACACAAGCCAAAAATCAATCGCGGAATTCCACCAACAAACAGCAGAAATCCGCGAACACATATATAATTTCAGCAAACGAACGTGGAGAAACAACTGTTCACAGTAGTTTTCCGCCACAAAAATCGTTTTCACGCACAAAAGAGCAACAACGACAGGTAATTTAATTTTACCGAGGAAGGCGGCATCTATGGCACCCACCAAGACGACCACACCACCCAATCTGCAGCTTATCGAGGAAGACCCGATCAAAGATTTTCGCCTGGATTACCAGATGCTGCAGCGCGTGATCCGCTGGAATTGCGAGAACAACCCCAAGTTTATCGGCACAACAGCCAAAGACCGCGCCCGCCTCTGCGGGATCAGCGAGACTACATACAACACCATCGTCAACGGCAAGAACACCAAGCCGCGCATTGACATCCTATATGCCATCGTTGCAAGCTTCGACGGATACATTGATCCGCTGGTAGGCCTCGCGCCCGAGCGCGACCTGAACCGAGAGAAAGAGCACTACGACGCAACGTTCATGGAGTCCATGCAATGGCAGCTGGAGAAGGCCCAGGCGGACCTGGCCGACAAGCGCGAGGAGGCGCACCGGCTGCACGTGGAGCTGACCGAGTATAAGACCGAATGCAAGGCCCTGCAGCGCGAGCTGGCCGAGGAGACCGAGCACCGCAAGGAGCGCGCAAACATGGTCGAAGTGCTGCGCAAGGATATGCGCGGATACCGCATATTTGTCGGCGTGCTCACAACGTTGATCGTCCTGGCCTTCCTGTTCGTACTCTACCTGATCTTCGTAGATTTCCCCAACGGCAACTGGGGCATATTCCAATATTAAAAACAAAACCACCGATGCATAATCGGTGGTTTTTCTATGTACAAATATATATATTTATGCTAAACTAAAAACGAAGGGAGGAATTTATATGGATATTTACGCAGACTACCTGCGCAAGTCCCGGTCAGATGAGCAGGCCGAGGCCCGCGGCGAGGGCGATGTACTGGCCCGGCACCGCAAGACGCTGCAGGAGCTGGCCGCCTACAACGGGCACATGCTCGTTGCCGAATACGCCGAAGTCGCCAGCGGCGACAGCCTCGCAGCCAGGCCGGAGGCGCAACGCCTGCTGCTGGATGTGATGGCAGGCAAGTATACCGGCGTTTACTGTATGGCCCTTGACCGACTCAGCCGCGGCGCTGCAGAGGATCAGGCCGCCGTGATCCGGGCCTTCCAGGCCTCCGGCACACTGCTGATTACGCCCGAGAAGGTCTATGACTTCACCAACGCCGCCGACGAGGATTTCGGCGAGCTGCGCCTGATGTTCAGCCGCATTGAGCACAAGACCATCAAGCGCCGCATGTACGCAGGCCGCGAGCGCTCCGCCCGTGATGGCTGGTATATCGGCGCGCGCATCCCGTTCGGATACGCCAAGGTACCCGCCCAGGGCAAGGACGGCCCCACGCTTAAGATCATCCCCGAGCAGGCTGAGCTCGTCCGCGCCATGTTCGAGGCCTACGCCGACGGCAAGAGCTCGCACCATATCGCCGACATGCTCAACGCGCAGCCCGTCAAGCCCAACTACAGCGACACCTGGACACCGTCCACTATCCGCAACATTCTCCGCAATCCGCTGTACATCGGCAAAATCTCCTGGGGCAAGCGCATCTCCAGACCGGCCCCCGACGGCAGCGCACACCGCGTCGTCAACAGCCGCGCTATCCTGGCCGACGGCAGGCATGAGCCCATCATCACTCAGGCCCTGTGGGACGCTGTGCAGGCCCGCCTTGAGCGCAACCCTGCACCGACCATCTCTGAGGGCCTCCAGAATCCCCTACAAGGGCTTGTGCGCTGCGGCCTATGCGGTTGTCTAATGCAGCGCAGCCCGGCCCAGAAGAGCCCTTCTGGGCGCTCTCAGCCCGCAATACTCAAATGCACTACGCATGGATGCAAGCAAATCCGGTCTGATCTAGCTGTGATCGAGGATATGATCCTGCAGAGCATGGATGCATGCTATGGCCATGAAGGCGAGCTTTCCCCGGTGCAGATCCAGCAGCGCAAAGACCGCCAGAAGGCTGCCAAGCTGATCTTTGACCAGATCAAGCAGGCAGAAGCGCAGCAGAGCCGCCAGGCGGACTTATTAGAACAGGGTGTGTACACGGTCGAGGATTTTATCAGCCGCAGAAACGCGCTGTCTGAGAGGCTCAGAGAGCTTCACAGACGCTACGACGAGGCGACAGCGCCCGACCTGATGGATCAGGCCTATGAGGCGTGGCGGCAGATCGTCCCGCGGAGCAGCACTGTCAGCGAGGCCTACAGGCGCGCACCTGACAACGCAACCAAGAATGCATTGCTCAAGGCGCTGATCCGCAGCATCACCTACAACAAGACCCAGCGCCGCGCCGGCAAGAACGCAGACAAGCAGACCGGAATAACCCTTGAGTATGACCTGATTTTCCAGTAAAAACACTGGTAGCTTGCGCATAATAATGAATTATTATAGCCAAGATACCAGTGAAAACGCCGCCAGGCAGAATATGCTTGACGGCGTTGATGTTATCATGCTATAATGACGGCAGGGTGCCCGCTACCTCCCAAAGGCGGATCACCTCGCTTTATGGGTGAGCTGAACCGTCTACAACTGGTATTTGTAGGCGGTTCGCGGTTTTATTTCTTCAGTGCAAGCACAGACACAATAATTTCCGCGACAGTAAGCACAATTATAAGCAATTCAAAATCACTCATCCGTGCAACACCTCGCTTTCCTTAGTGATTGCGAGGTGTTTCCGCCTTTATACGGGCTTTCCCTGCCAGAGGCCTGGTGCCTCAGCCGGTATATTATCACAGAAAAACCGCCCAGTCAAGGGCGGTTGCCCGGCTACAAGGCCGCCGGGCGGGCCGCGCGTCTACCAGATTGCCGGGGTCTTGCGGAAGGCTTTCACCTTCCGCGGGCGCTCTGTCAGCGCCGCAGCCAGGGTCAACGCTGGCATCAGGATCAGCAGGCTCATCCAAGCTCACCTCTTGCCAGGACTTCCCAGCCGGGCGCGTACTGGAAAGCTATGTCGTACCAAAAGCAGCCGTCAAGCTCACAGAAGAACCGGGAAACAAACGCCCGTGCGGCGTTCTGATAACCGTTTTCCTCGATCCAGGCGCTGATCAATGCAGTCGCTTCGCGGGTGGCTTTCAGATACAGGTCGGTGCTGTGGTGGTCGATATGTTCGGCGGGAAGAGCCTGAACGGCTCGCTCGTACAAGCTCAGCATGCCTGCTCGCCTCCCTTCAACAGTTCGCGATAGATCAAGTTAGTAAGCAGCTTCTCTGCGTCTGCTTCGCTGTAGCGGTTCCGCTCTGCTTCGGTTTCCTCCAGGATTGCACCCAGATCTTCAATGGCGCTGCGGTTGTAATAGTAGCAGGTGTCGATCACAGAGGGCAGACCCTGGCACCAGTCAATGAAGATTGCAGCCTCAGGGCCGCGCTCGTAACGCTTTTCGCTGCGGAAGGTTTCCAGGATGAACGCTGCAGCTGCTTCGAAGGTTTCAAACTCGGACCCGTCGCGGCCGCAGTTCTCGGGATCGAAGTTATTCAGGATGTATGCGCGGATATTCTCGCGGGCCTTCTTGCTATTGCTTCTCAACATCTTTTCTTCCTCCTTGATTATCTCGTCGTTTTCTGATATTATGGAGGGGCAGCGCGTCGCTGTGTGCCCTCCGGGGCCGGCCTCGTCAACGTTCGCACCGTTGGCGGGGCTTTGTTTATACCGGGCTACCTGCCCGCTCGCAGGCCATCTTATAAAGGTCATCCAGGTAGTAACTGCGCACGTCGTGCATCTCGCCCACATACAGCAGCGCGTTCTGCAGCTTCCAGCTGACCCCGAGGAAGTCGGCCATGTGCAGCATGTCTAGCATGTCGGCGTGTGCGTCGCGCGCCTCGAAGGTGTTGAGCTGCTGGTGCTTGATTACGCTGATCTTTGTTATGATCGCCTTGCAGCACTGGATGATCTTATACTGTTTATCGTTCATTGTCTGTGCCTCCTGTGTTTGTAGTCGGTGTTTCGTGGTTTCTGATTGCATTATAATCTATCTGCGCAGATATATCAAGATGGCAAAACAAACAAATATATTTGCGCAGATATGTGCAAAGTATATATTTACGCAGATATATTTATGTGGTATGATATATGATGTAGATTGGAGGTGTATGCAATGCCAGCCAGCAAGGCACAGCAAAAAGCGGTCAATAAATATATGAAAACAAATTACGATCGCATCAACTTGACATTACCCAAGGGCCGCAAAGACGAAATAAAAGCCCATGCAGAAGCACACAACGAAAGCGTAAATGCGTTCATCAGCAGGGCTATTGATGAAACAATGCAGCGGGATAATACCAAATAACATACAGCACCGCAACGGGGCAGCGCCGCAGGCGCTGTCTTTTTTTATGGGAAATGACAGAGCAACGGGGCAAAATGACGGACTTGTGAGCGGCTTGTTCGCGATCCGTCATCTGTCATTTCTCTGTACACTCTGTCACGACTTGCGAGCACTTTAGCAAACTAAGGTCTGTCATTCTCTGTACACCTCTGTCACTACATTTCATTGTTTTTTGGCCGTTTTGTATGGATAAACTGTATGAATGTATGGTTTTGCAACGTTAAGAAACGATTAAAACGTAAAAATAAAAATAATCCGTCACATCCGTCACAACCGTCATTACATCAAACAGTTACTCAATCATGGACCTGGGTAACCGTCATCTGTACATGACGGTCATGTACGGTATGACAGAGGATTTATACAAAATGCAAAGGTCTGGAGCTTTGGTTGCTCCGGGCCTTTTTGTGTGCTCAGGAGAAAAAACCAGCAATTTTTTACGCTTAGAATGAGCCGTTTTGGTCGGTTTACAATCGGATCAAGGGAGGCGATAGTTGTGTGTTCTATTGATAGCATTCCGCTTGAAAGCACGATCACGGCGGAGATACAGCGCTATTTGGCGCGCTTGCCTGATTGGTGGGGCTTTAAGGTCCAGGGCGGCGGATCACAGATGCGAGGCGTGCCGGATATAGTCGGCTGCTATCGCGGTTTGTTTGTGGGCTTTGAAGTGAAGCGGCCCAAGGTTGGCAGGCTGAGTCAGCTGCAGGCCCACAGAATTGATCAAATAAAGGCCGTAAATGGTCACGCTTTTGTCGTTTATGGCGTTGAAGACGTGAAACAGGCGCTTGATGGGCTTGTCTCGCTTACGCGCGTGGGGGGTGGGGGCTGATGGCCCGCACGGACGGCGAAAGGTGCAGAAGGGCTGGAGAACGATATTCGAAAGGCACATTGCAGCCGCTGAACGACAACATGAGCGAGGCTGCGAGCCTGGCCGCGCTGGGCCTTGGCCGTGATGCGATAGCGGAAAAGCTCGGCGTAAACCCGTCGACGGTTACGCGCTGGTTGAAGCGCGAAGATGTGAAGGCGCTGCGCGCCGCTGCACTGGTTGATGTGGTTGCATCGATGGTTCCGAAGGCTTATGCGGTACTGAATGCACAGCTTGATCACAGTAATCCGTGGGTCGCACAGGGCGCTGCGCGTGAGCTCATCCGCCTGTTCAACATGCAGCAAGGTACAGCAGATGCAAGTGTGGTCGTCACCTTTGGCGGAATGCCCAAACCGGGCGCGCCTGGCACGGCTGGTCACATGGCAGAGTCGCTGCCTGACGGCGACACGATCGAGGCAGACTTTGCCGAAGATGATGCATAAACGCCGCATAAACGCTGTATAAACGCCGAATATCCTGCATTATGCACTGTGTGCGCAGGTTGCACAAGGTTGTTGCGTTGGTATTTGTGCATGTTTGTTTTATCTATGCGCGAAAGAATTGTTTTACGCATAGATACGAACAATTGTTAACAAATGAGTCCTGCAGGGCTATGCCCTGATGGAATTAGGCCAGACGGCCCGGTCGCCCTGTTACCCGGCTTGCGTCTCTTCCTCCCGGCGCAGCAGCAGGGCGGCTGCTTCCCAAAGGAAGGATATATGTATATATCCTTCCACAAAGAGTGCTTGTTTTTTTATGTGCCCTTGAAAAAAAGGCAGAAAAGCGCGACCGGGGGGGGATAAAGCGGACGGTGAGACTCCCACTTCCCGTGAGGAGTATATATATACCTCCGCCACCCGGCATCCTCGCATCGGGGAGTCAACGAAAATTTTTTCGTACATTTTGCAAGACCCGGGGGTAACCCTGTTGGCACCGCAAGCCCGGGAGAGGAAAGGCGATTTTTGAAAAATACCCAGGTGGGAGTTTTTTGGGACACCACCTGATCGGTATAAAAGATGGAGGAAGCGGGGTGCGGCGACATGTGGAAGTAGGAGGAAGGTAAATGGCCAGGCAAATAGTGATTGACTATAAGCCGACGCCGAAGCAAGCACTTTTTCACACGACAGATGCCGATGAGGTGTTGTATGGAGGAGCAGCAGGCGGCGGCAAGAGCAAAGCGTGCGTAATGGACGCGCTGGCGAGGTGCCTGGCATACCCAAAGAGTCACGCTTACATTTTCAGAAGGACGTTCCGCGAGTTGGAGGACACAGTAATCGCGGAAGCGAAAGCGAGCTATCCGCAAGGGTTAGGGCGATACGTTGCCGGGCACCACGAGTATAGGTTGAACAACGGCAGCGTAATCCACTTCAGGCATTGTGCGAGTGTAGAGGACATGTACACATACGCCGGTGCGGAGATCCATTTTTTGTACATTGACGAGCTGACCACGTTCGAGAGGGAGATCTTCGACTTCCTGAAGACGCGCTTGAGAGCGAAAAAGACGCTGGGGCTGGTTCCGGTTGTGCGGTGCACGAGTAACCCGGGCAACATCGGCCACGGTTGGGTGAAGGCGTACTTCGTTGATGCAGGTCCGTTCATGGAGAAGATTCGGCATGAGATTGTATCGAGTGCGTTGGGAGAGACGAAAGTTGTAACGACGCAGTACATACCGAGCCTAGCCACAGAGAACCCGCACATCACGAAGGACTACATATTTGAGCTTGAGAAAAAGCCAGACGCGCTGCGCCGGGCGTTGTTGATGGGCGAGTGGGACGCATTCGAGGGCCAGGTGTTCCTCGAGTGGAAGGATGACCCGAAGCACTATGTGGATAGATTGTGGACACATGTGGTAGAGCCGTTCGATATACCGACGCACTGGCCGCGATACATGAGTTTTGACCATGGCTATTCGAAACCATTCAGTGTTGGTTGGTGGGCGGTGTCGCCAGACAACGTAGCCTACAGGTACAAGGAATGGTACGGCTGGAACGGCACAGTGAACAAGGGCTGTGAGATGAGCCCAGCGGCGATCGCACGCGGGATCATCGACCGCGAGGAGGACGAGCGGCGGAACAACATCGTTGTTGACAGGATAGCCGACCCGGCGATCTTTGACAGGAGCAGAGGCGACAGTGTAGCGCAGATGATGGAGCCGCAGGGTGGGAACCCTGGCGTGTACTTCAGGAAAGGCGACAACACGCGCCTGGCCGGCAAGATGCAGTTCCATGAGCGGCTGCGGTTCGACAAGGACGGTCGGCCGAAGATGCAGATATTCAATACCTGCCGACAGTTTATAAGGACGATCCCCTCGCTGCCATACGACCTGCACAAGGTCGAGGACGTAGACAGCGATGCGGAAGACCATATTTACGACGAGACCAGATACTTTCTGATGGCGCGCAGTGTACCGGTGAACGATCCGCACGTACCGAAGAAGAGAGTGTTTGACCCGTTGGCCGACTGATGAAAGGAAACGAGATGGCACTGCCTGAGAATTTTGAGAATGTGATGCCCGACACGGCAGCGGCGCTGGCGAGGATGCCAGGCGCGCAGAAGCCATTGAGCGGGAAGAGTGGACCGCAGCCGCTGACTGCAGAGGAGCAGCAACTTGTAAGCGAGGCTTACAGGTTCCTGAAGATCTTCCGGGACGGCTGCAGGGAGTACCACGAGAAGATCAAGGACAACCGCGAGATTGTGCGGATGAAAGACCCGTATCAGGACACGGGCAAGAAGCAGGAAGGCGAGCCGAAGATGCTGCAGCTGCAGACGTTGAAGAGCACGTTCAACAACTGCGTTGCGGACCAGCTGGACAACATGCCGGAAGCGAACTTGTTGCCTGAGCGCCCGGGGCTGGAAGAAGTAGCAGAGGACATGAGTGACGTGGTTCGCTTCGTGTTCAACCAGAACGGCTATGAGCAGCTGCACCGCCGCAGGGTCGAAGACTACTTCATCGGCACATCGCTGACGCAGGTTGTCTGGGACGAGGACATGGACGGCGGCAAGGGCAACGTAGCGATCGACAGATGGCCGATCGAGAGTTTCCTTTGGGACCCGCAGGAGCCTGACATCCAGAACGCCAGAGCGCTGATCAAGGTAACGTGGCATCCGCGCAGCTGGTTCGCAGCGCACTACCCCGAGCAGGCGCCGTACATCGGCAGCGACGAGGGCGAGCATGACTCGGTAGGCCTGAACGAAGCACTGCAGACGCTGGCGGGCGACGAGGACCGTGCGATGCTGATGGAATACTGGTATCGCCGGTACGACGCGAAGAAGCGGAGATACACGATCAACGTGGCATTCTTTGCCGGCGGCGCACTGCTGGAGAACAAGACGAACGTGTATAACCACGGCATGTACCCGTTCGTAATGGAGCCGTTCAACTACATCGAGGGTCAGCCGGTAGGCGACGGCCTGATCGACCAGCTGGCACCGATGATGCGGTACGTGAACAGGTACGCGCACTACATTGATGAGAACACCCGGATGGCGGCGAAGAACAGGCTGCTGGTTCGCAGGAACGCGCAGCTGGACATGAACGCGCTGGTTGATTTCGACCAGAACATCATCGAGGGCAACAGCATTGATGATGAGAACGTGCGTTGGTTCCAGAGTAAGCCCCTGAACGGCATGGTAACGCAGCAGATGCTGCAGTTCCAGACGGACATCAAGCAGGACAGCGGCCAGAGCCAGTGGACGCGCGGCGAGACTGCCGGCGGCGTAACCGCAGCGAGCGCAATCAGCGCGCTGCAGGAAGCAGGCGGCAAGATCACCCGCGAGCACACGCTGATGCTGAATCAGGGCTTCAAGAAGATAGTCGAGCAGGTGCTGTGGCTGGTCTGCCAGTTCTACACGAACAGACAGGAGCAGATGATCACCGGCAGAGACGGCAAGAGTCGTGAGGTGCTGATGAGCGCAAGCCACCTGCGTGGCGACGACGCTCCGCCGGAAGAGATGCCGCCGGAAGAGCTGCTGATGCAGATAGACCAGATGCTGCCCGGTGCAAGGGAAGGCTCGCTCGGCCTTGGCAGCCGCATCCGCAATCGTGCAATGGAGAAGGCGAAGAAGCGCAGGAAGAACAGCCTCGCACCGCCGCCGTACACGGTGCAGGTGCAGGTGAGCAGGCGCAATCCGCTGAGGGTACAGGCCCAGAACGAGCTGTTCATCCAGGCCTACACGATGGCAGCGCAGGCAGGACAGCAGTTCCCGCTGAAGATGCTGTTCGAGCTTCTGACCGTAGACGGCAAGGATAGGATCATGCCGGTACTGGAAGAGGTTGACCAGCAGACCCAGATGATTCAGCAGCTGATGCAGGAGAACGCGATGCTGAAGGAAAGCAACGCGAACATGCAGGGCACGCTGAACGAGTATAACCAGAAGCTGATCGCCGGTGCTGGACAGGCACCGATGCAGCAGCCGCAGATGAGCGCCCAGGCGCTGGGTGTTGGCGGCAATGAGGCGGCCTTGGTAGGCGGCCCGAAATAGAGGTAATTTGCCGATACCGGCTGATTACATAAACGACATCGCTGCTGGCCGGCAACGGAGCTGTGGCGAAGGAGGAAAACATGGATAACAACTACACGGTCGATGATGCAATGATGGAGAGCGTGCTGGACGACGCAGCACCGGCTCCTGAGACAACTGCAGACGCATTGAGCGAGGCTCTTGGGATCGCAGCGGCGGAACCGGCTGTTGAAGCTGAACAGCAGGACGACAGCGAGCATCTGGAAGAGCCCCAGGACAAGGGTCTGCGCGGACGGATGAAGCAGTTTGAGCAGCGCGGCTATAAGCGCGGTGCTCAGGAAGCAGAATCCAAATGGGCAGAAGAGCGAAAGAGCTACCAGGATCGCCTGGCCAAGTACGAGCAGATGGAACTGGAAGCAGAAGCGAAACGCTTTGCCCAGGAGAAGAACATCCCCGAGGAGATCGCACTCGACTACATGCGCATGAAGAAGGGCATGCCCGCAACGGAGCAGCCCCGCGACAATGCTGGCAGATTCAAGGCGCAGCCGGCTGAGGCAGCAGATACCGCAACTCAGACCAGAGCCATGGCACTGATGACCCAGGCGGAAGCGTTCGAGAAGATGACCGACGGCGCCGTGACCAAGGATGCGATTCTGGAGGCATTCCAGAACGATACCGAGACCCGGCAGAAGGTTGTGAGTGGTGAATGGGATTTTACGGATGTTGGCCGTAGCCTGAGCGGCAATAGCCAGCAGCGCGCACCGCGAGTATCCCGCAGCGCAAGCAACGGCAAGATCGGCGTATCCACCTTCATGAGTATGTCTGAGGACGAGTTCGCGAGCTTCGACGACCGAATTCGACAGGGCGCAGTATTCGACGCCCGCAGATGAAAGGAGTAATGATATATGCCTAGTGCACCTTCTGCATACATGAATTTCACTTCCAGCGCTGGCCTTGTACCGACTTCCGTACAGGAATACCTGTGGCGTAAGTTCGAAGGCCGCGTAATCAATGATCGCATTTGGGATCGCGACATGCAGGTTCGCACCGTGCCGCTGCATAACGGCGACCGCGTGAAGTTTAACCGCATGAATCCCTTTGCCATCGACCTGACTCCCCTGAAGCAGGGCGTAACCCCCAATGGCCAGAACATCGTGACCAGCACCTTCACTGCAACCGTAAAGCCTTACGGTAAGTGGCTGGAGCTGAACGATGAATGGGATTGGTATACCCTGGATTCCCTGAAACAGGAAACCAGCCTGCGCCTGGGCGATCAGGCCCGCGACACTCTGGACGCCATTGCCTGCAATGCTCTGAAGGCCGGCCTGAATGTTCAGTATGCTGGCAGCGCAACTTCCCGTGCAACCCTGACCAGCGCAAGCGTGCTGACTCTGAACGACGTGAAGAAGGCCGTGCGCACCCTGAAGAAGAACAAGGCTAAGAAGTTTGCCGATGGTTATTACCATGCCAAGGTAGGCCCTGAAACCGCTTTTGACTTGATGTCTGATACGCTGTTCATCGACGTGAGCAAGTATCAGGACAAGCGCAACATCGAAAAGGGCGAGATCGGTATCTGGCACGGCGTAAAGTTCTACGAGACCAACGTGCCCATGACCTTCGCAGCTGAAACCTACCTGTATGACAGTGTTGCTTCTGTGGCTATTGCCGGTTACAACGCTACCAGCAGGGTGCTGACTGTAGCCGCCTCCACGGTGAGCGCCAACAGCAATAGCGAGGACATTGCATACTTCTGCCGCCGCATGGCTGGCAAGATCATTGCAATCAATGACTCTTCCGCCAGCGCAAAGATCGCAGCTGTGGTTGACCATGCGAAGCTGAACGGCGCCAACATCGAAGTGCATCTGCGCTGGATCGAGGGTGCTTACACCTTCGGTTCTGGCGACACCATTGTGCCGCCCGCAGCACACGCTTCCCTTAGTGAAGTGCACGGTACCGTAATCTACGGCCAGGACTATGCCGGCACCGTTTCCCTGGTGGGCGGCAAGAACGTTTCTATGATTGCCAAGGGCCTGGGCTCTTCCGGCACTGAGGACCCGCTGAACCAGCGCGGCACCCTGGGTTGGAAGATCAAGGGCTACACTGCGACCATTCTGGAGGATGCTTTCATCGTCCGCATTGAGCACGCAGTAAGCGCATAACCCGCGAGGGCGGTGGTTCGCCACCGCCCTCTATATAAATAAGTAGAAAATAGGAGGTATTCCCATGAGCGAAACCAAGGCAAAGCAGGAAAAGACCCTGATTCCGATTTATCTGCCGCTGCTGCCCGAGGAGGATGGCGTGACTGAGGTTGACCAGCGTGTGGTGGTGACCCTGAATGGCGTGAACAAGATTCTGCCGCGCGGCCAGATGATCGAAGTGACCCCCGAGGAATACGAAGTGCTGTACAATTCCGGCCGTTTTGACCGGCTGTAACGACTGAGGTGAGATCGTATGACGTTGGGTGAGATCAAAGAGCAGGTGATGTTCCAGACCAACAACGATGTGGAAGACCTTGCGGATTATGAGCCGCACCTGACGGACTACATCAATGAAGGTTACGACATCCTTGTGATGAACTATACCGACCAGCACGTATCCAATGACTCGGCTGAGTACCCGGCGCTGTCTGAGCTGACTGATGTGCCGAATCTGCCTGAGTATACGCACCGCGGCCTTGTGGACTACGCTACCTACCTGGTGTACAGGAACGGTAACTCCGTGAAGCAGAACCGCGGCATGGCATTCTATTCGGCATTCATGGATATCACTGCCAAGCTGAAGTACGAGCGAGTGGGCGCTGGCGAAAAACAGTTTAGGAACCTATTTACCCGATAAGGAGGCGATTTGAATGGCGATATCGAGCAATAGCTATGAGACGACCGTGCAGATTGACTCCTTTTCTGGGTTTAACCAGAGTGCAGGTGACCGGGGGATGGCACTGCGGTACGCGGTAGATGGTGAGAACTTCAGCACTACCGGCGGCCTGTTGCGATCTATGGATGGCGGGCAGGTGCACATCCCTGCTGCGCTTCCGGCGCCCATCGGCACGCTGATGCTGCTGTATAGACGCTTCAGGGACAGTGGCATCGGCTATTTCCACGATGAGCCTGAGATACTGATTGCCGTTGCCGGCACGAAGATATACGCCAGGCCGCTGAACGAGAAGGCGGAGCTGTTTGATGAGTGGCATGAGATATACGACGGTGTCACAAACGACGTATTCGATTATGTGACTTATGAAACGAGCACATACTGGACGCTGAACGGCGAGCGCGTAGATCCGAAGACTGAAGGTGCTGTGGAAGTGACAGCCGCTAACCCGATTGATGTGCTGATTATGAGCAATGCTGATGACGGCATGTTTATCGTGTATGGCGATTCTCTGGACGTGACCCCGTACAAGGTGCAGCCGAGTACCACGGATGTGGAAAAGAAGTTCGGCGTGCTGACCCGGCATGCTGAACGTATCTGGGGCGCTGCTATCCCCGACCAGCCGGACATGCTGATGTATTCGACTCCGTTTGAACCGTTGAACTGGGAGCAAAACAACGATTACCCCGAGGACGGCGCAGGCGATATTCAGCAGCCGAGCTGGGACGGCGACAGCTTTGTGGCCCTTCGGACCTACGGCAGTTATCTTTTGGCGATCAAAAAGAACAGGGTTTGGCGCGTAAGCGGCACGAACCCCGGCGAGTATTACTTCAAGGAACAGTTTGGCGGCGGCACGATCGTAGAGAACACGGTTGTGGTGCACAACGACTATATGTTCCTGCTGTCCTATGATGGCCTGATGATGTATGACGGCACAGCCGTGCAGCAGTTCAGGCAGCAGTACATTCAGGATCTGATGAAGCGCGTGAACTGGGCGTATGTTGAAGGCGCGGTCGCTGGGATGCGCGGCTCGGTGTACAGCCTGGCGCTGCCGATCGATGGCAGCACAATCAATAATGCGATTCTGGAATACGACACCGTGGAAGGTACTTTCAATCTGCGCGTTGGCGTGTATGCCAGTAGTTTCCTCGTGTATGAGAATGTACTGTATTACACGGATTCCAGACCGAGCGAGGATGGCGCACTGGTCGGCAAGGTGATGAAGTTGGACGGCAGCGGCGCTGCACTGCCGATGCGCTATGTGAGTGCATACCAGGACCTTGGATATAAGTCCGTAACGAAGAGCGGATTCGAGGTTTACCTGCTAGCCGACAGTGACATGACTATCACGGTCGGCATCCGCACGGAAAAGAAGCTGAAGACCCGCACGGTTGCATTGGTTGCCGGCAAGGCGAAGAGGGTAAGGTTGAACGTTGCCGGCAGGAGCTTCAGGCTTGAGCTGAGTGTTGATGCTGGAGAAGCGTGGAAATTGCCCAGCGGCATCCAGATCAACATGGAGCTGGACTCTGATTAAGGGGGAGCGTGGATGGCAAATAGTGTATACCAGTATGAGCAGCCGCGCTGCCCTGACAAATGGAATGAATCTGAACGCCGGTTTTATAACCGGCTAATTCAGGTACTGGATGATATCTATTCGAAGTATGGCCGCATAGACGAGAAGATGCTGTCGAAAAAGGTAATTACCAAGATCGACAACAGTGCGATCACGACTTTGGAGAATATCGCTGCGAACATCATCACTGCACAGAAGATTGTGGCTGATACGATCGAGGCCACATATGCGCATGTAATGTCGCTTACGGCAAAGTACGGTAGTTTTGACTTTGCAACGGTAAAGAACCTCATTTCGGATGCTTTGGTGGTTGAGAAGGGCCAGGGCGATTACGTACACATCACCAACTTTGCAGCGACATATGCGCAGATGGTGAACGCGACCATTGCGAACCTGTGTATAAAGTCGAGCGATGGCGGGTATTACGAGCTGGACGTGAACGAGCAGGGTCAGGTTACCACCAGGCTGGTGGCTGTATCTGATGAGGAGCTTTTGGCTGGCGCTACGATGTCCGGCAAGCCGATTGTTGGCACGAATATTTCCGCTGAGACGCTTGATGCGGATACGATAGCCGCATCTCTGGGTCTGTATAACCAGATTACGGCGAACCTGATCAATGTAGATTCGCTGGTGGCCAGGGAAGCATTTATCAATGCGCTTACCAGCTCCAAGGCATTCATTGATAATCTGTTCGTATCGGACTCTGCGTTCATTGAAACGCTGGTTACCAGTAAGATTCTGGGCGGCAACAGTCTGGAGATCGTCGCTGGCAAGGTGGAGGAAGCGGCCAGAGTATTCCGCATGGAAGAATTTCCCGGACCGACGGTTGTGGTGGAAGCGGATGATCTGTTGGTAAAGCCCAGTACCGGGCAGCAGTATCAGGCGGTAAAAACCGGCGATATCAGCTTTGCTCTGGATGCAGACGGCAACCTCTATTACAGCTATGACGGCAGCGGCAGCCTGAGTATGCAGGGTTTTGACCTGTATGCGGACGGTTTTGCACTGCCTGTGGATGAAAGCGGCGAAGTGGGCGGCGCTCCTTATGAATGGGTGCTGGTTGAGGATCTGATGCTGCGTGAAGCCATTGCGGCGCAGGCTGCTGAGATGGCGGAAGCTGTGCTGGCGCTGAACAGGGATATTGCCAACATTCAGGATCAGATTGATGGCAACATTACCACATGGTTTGAAGCCTATGTGCCTACAAACAGCAATTACCCCGCCAATGAATGGATTACGGATGATCTGAAGAACCAGCATCTGGGCGATCTGTTCTATGTGGAAAATGATGCCCTTGAGGAAAATGGCTATTGCTACCGCTGGCAGCAGACAAATGGCGTATACGGCTGGGTACTGCTGGAGGACAGCGGCGTAGCCAAGGCGCTGGCGGCTGCGGCTGCTGCGCAGGATACTGCGGACAGCAAGCGCCGGGTGTTCTTTGCAACGCCCGTGCCGCCCTATGATGCAGGCGATCTCTGGGTGCAGGGCAGCGGTGGCGATATTATGCGCTGTGCCACGGCGAAGGCGTCCGGGCAGAGCTATGCAGCAAGCGACTGGGTGAAGGCTTCCAAATATACGGATGATACCATCGCAAATGAGGCGCTGAACAAAGCTATCTACGACAGCGCCACGCCGCCGGAAACGGCTCCTGCGGCCGGCAAGCTGTGGCTGGACAGAAGCGTGGTACCCCCGGTGCTGCGCCGTTGGCTGGGTTTGAGCCTGCTGCCCGATGATCTGGACGGCTGGGAAACGGTGAACGACACCGCCACCATTGAAGCGGCGCAGGCAGCGCTGGACGCACAGCAGAAGCAGAGCGAAACGGCGATTAAGGAATTGCAGACGGTTGTGCGCATCGATACCCAGGGTGTACACGTAGGCAAGGCGGGCAACGACAACAGCGAAGTGCTGATCGAAAACGACCGCATCCGCATCGTGGTGCGCGGCAAGGCTTATGCAGCCTATGCAGGCGATTACATGATTCTGGGCGGCGATATGGAACTGCGCAGGCCCGCTTCGGGCGGACTTGCCATTGGCCCGGTGTAAAGGAGGGATGACATGGCAACGCAATACACAAGAATCTATACCTTCACCGGGCAGCGCAACAACAGGGGGCGCAGAGATGTAGCGTGGACGAAGTTCGCCGTGAGCGGCGATACCACCCACGCCATGCGCCAGATTGTTGCCATCACATACGAGCATTACCACACTTCAACTTCGACTCCCACATGGACGCTGAAGGGCAGGCTGGTGCTCAGCGACGGCAGTTATATCGATTCCAACACCCAGAGCCACAAGTTCAGTTCGGACGTTTACAAGTACACCAATACCTTTTCCACCCTGCCCACGGCGGAGCAGTTTGCGAAGATCACGGCGGTGCAAACCATTGCCAACGATACGGCGGAATCCACCAGTACCGGCGGCGGTGATCTTTACTGGAGGGCCACGGCGGCGGAGCCGATGAAGGTGATCGTTACCTTCCTTGAGGCCCCGCCCACCCATTACGGCCCGGGCGTGGATACTTTTGAACTCACCCGTGTGGATGCAAACGGCGCAGCCAGTAACGAGGGCGTGTACCTGCGCATGGATGTGAAGCTTTCCCTGCTGGATGCATCCAACAAGGCAAACAGCACCGTGCGCATCTATTACAGCGCTGAAAACAACATTGACACGGAAACCTCACCGTATTTCGTGCCAAACCTGACAATCGATCAGATGCTTGCAGGTATATACGGCAATACCCAGGCAGTGCCGCTGACCTTCTCTAACGGCAGCAAATGGTACTTCGCACTGGTGTTCAGCTGTGGCGGCGAAACGGCGGTGGACAGTGTGACCATAGGTCGTGCATTCGCTGCGCTGCACATATCTCCGTGCAGCACCGGCGGCGTGGCTGTGGGCGGCTTCAGCACTTCTGCGGAGGGGAATCCGAAGTTTGAAGTGTATCCGCCTGCATACTTTTACGGCGGCATTGCGCAGATCGGTGACGGCGGCAAAAATGCACAGCAGCAGCTGGGCATCCAGAGCGGCAGCGTGGCAGGCAGCGAAATCAATTCTGGTGTGGTTGCGGAATACAGCGTTGTGTTCGAAAAGCCGTACAGCGCTGCGCCCTTCGTGGTGATCGGCGATATGATTTCGGGCACGGATTCGGAATTGAAATCGTATTATGCAGGCCGTGTGGGCTGCAAGCTGATTTCGGTGAGCGCCACGGGATTTAAGGCTGCGGCCTATAACTTCGTGGGCAACACCTATAGAATCAACCTGGGCTTCAACTGGGCCGCATTCGGAACTTTGGCATAAGGAGAGGATAATATGGCAGATATGGTTTTTTTGACCAAGCTGAAGCCTGAGCCGAAGGGCACATACGATGCGTCCACGGCTTACGGCATCAACAGCCTGGTAATGAGCGCAGACGGCGCGGCGGCATATCTTTCTGTGAAGGATGTGCCTGCCGGTACGCCGCTGACGAATACGGAATACTGGAAGATACACACCGATCTTTCGCTGGTGAAGAAGAATGCCGAGGAAGCAGCCGAAAAGGCGCTGGCGGCAAGGGATGAAATGATCGGAATTGCCCGGAACCTGACCAACCCCGTGGAAGCGGAAGGCAACCCGGTGCAGGCGGCGCTTGTTGGCGGACTGCCCTTTGATAAGCTGGCAACGGTTCTGGAGCCTGTGCAGGCTGGCAGCGGCGATCCTGCTCCGGATAACATCCGCCCCATCGGCGGCTGGACGGGCGCGAAGATGATGCATGCAGGGAAGAACCTGTACAAACAGGGAGACCAGACAATTACCCAGAGACAGTTCTACAGTGTAAATCCTCCACTTCCGCCCGGAACTTATACAGTTACAGGCATGGTAGAAAGCAGCGATACGGATGGCAGCATTAGCCTGTTTGGTTTTGTTCCGACCGATGATAGCGGTAATGCGTATGCACGTTTTACGCGTGGTACGAAACAATCCTACACGGTTACCACAACCAAGCCGACCGGTTATTTTGTGCTTTATGCTTCTGATTCTACGGCCAACAGTGCAGGTGATACAGCCACTTGGAGCGGAATTCAGGTGGAATACGGAGCATTAGCTACGGAAGTGGATGCCTATCAAGGCGGAGCATTCACTGCAGACTTCGGTCAGACCGTATACGGCGGGGAGCTTAACTGGCAGACGGGTGTGTTGACGGTGGATAGGGGATGCGACATATATGATGGCAGCGAAAATTGGTCTATATGGGTGGCAAATTGCCCGATAAGAACAGTACAAAATGCAGTTTTTAACATACCTGCGTATGAATCAATCCCAAATAGGGACGAGATTTTCTGTTCTCACGCTGCGAACGCGAGCAGAAAAAATATTGCGGATAATGCGTCAATGGGTATCGCAATAACATCAACGAATCAAATAGCGTTTTATTTGGGAGAAACGACCGCATCAGTAGATTCTTGGAAGGCATATCTCGCTGCCCAGCATGCTGCCGGAACCCCTGTGCAGGTTGCCTACAAGCTGGCAAACCCCATCATCATCCAGCTGACCCCGCAGGAGATTGCGCAGCTGGAGGGCGTGAACACCCTGTACGGTGATGGCAGCATTGCTATAGTCGGCAGACAGAAACCTGATCTGGCGCTGGTATCCCGAATCGAGGCGCTGGAGAGCGCAATTCTGAACGCATAAGGAGGAATACGCATGAAGAGTATTATCAAGAACGTGATTGCAAGCCGCAACTATGAACTTGCCGACCTGCTGAAGAAGCTGGACAAGCTGTGGATCGAGGGCAGCATCAGCGATGCGGAGCGCGATGAACTGGCAGCAGCAGCCCGCGAGAACGTGAACATGGACAAGGGCTATGCCGACCATGAGAGCCGCATCCGTGCGCTGGAGGAGGCCGTGAAGGCGCTCCAGAAGGGCAGCGAAGAAGAGGAAACCGCCGATGAATACCCGGCATGGAAGCAGCCCACCGGCGCACATGACGCATATTTCACCGACAGCAAGATGACCTACACCGATGGAAAGAAGTACACCTGCATTGCCCCGGAGGGCGTGGGCGTGACTTACGGCCCGGATGTGCTGCCGCAGATGTGGCAGCCTGAAGAATAACGAAAGGAGCTGAGATACATGGCAACGGCAGCTGAACTGAGAAGCCGTGCAGTTGATCTGATGACCAGCCGCACCGGCATGAACAGCTACACCCAGGGCGGTAACCGCATCTACTTCTTCGGCAAGCCCGACAATGTACCCGGCAATACCACGCAGAAGGGCTTCAGCGATTGCAGCAGCGCGGTACGCGCAGCCATCAAGGCCGTGACCGGCATTGACATCGGCGCGAACACCAGCGCCCAGATCAACAACCGCAAGACCAAGGGCATGGTGGTGCATGAAACCACAGGCTATTATCCGGATGAGAGCAAGCTGCTGCCCGGTGACTGCCTGTACTTCAAGGGCAACACCAGCCATCCGCTGGATGTGGACCATGTGGAGATGTACATCGGAAACGGCAGGCTGTGTGGGCACGGCAGCGGCACCGGCCCGAAGATCAAGAAGCTGAAGGATTACTGCACCAGCAGAGCCAACAGCAAGAAGCGCTATTTCATGGCGATCCGCTGGATTCAGGACGGCGGAGAGGTTGAACCCGAACCGACCACCTTGAAAAAGGGTATGAACGACAGCGTAGCCGTAAAGGCATTGCAGCTGGATCTGATTTCGTTGGGCTACGACCTGGGCCAGTACGGCGCTGATGGTGATTTCGGCAGTGCAACCGAATCCGCAGTGATTGCTTTCCAGACCGCAAGCGGCCTTGCGGCAAGCGGTGTTGCTGATGAGCAGACGTTGAAGGCCATCGAGGCAGCAAAGGAAGGGCTTTCCGACTCCGACGAAACCGAGATGCCCCCGGTGCAGAGTGTGAACCTTGTAACGGTAGCCCCCGGCACATGGAATGTGCGCACCGGCCCCGGCAGCGAATTCCCGAGTGCTGGCATCGTAAAGGGCGGCGCATATCTGGAAAAGGTTGATATTGATGGCTGGGTGCCCGTTTTTTATAACGGCGAAGTAAGATGGATTGGTCCCAGTGCAGTAAAGAAGTGAGGTGGCCTCCATTGAACGACACGATCTTGGCTGCGGCGATTGCTGCTGCGGCATCTGTAATCAGCAATATCATTCTCAGCAGAAAGAGTGCTGCGGAGATGGACCATAAGATGGATGTCCGACAAGCTGTAACCGACACGAAACTGGAAGAACTTACACGTGAAGTGCGATTGCATAACGGCTTCGCAGAGAAAATCCCGGTAATGCAGGAACAGATTTCCGAACTGAAGGGGTCTGTGAACACCCTGAAAGCCTACCACATGGAATGAAAGGAGAAACAATCATGAGTAATAAGACCTACGATATCCTGAAGTGGATTGCGCAGCTGCTGCTGCCCGCTATCGCCACCCTGTATGTAGCACTGGCCGAGGTTTGGGGCCTGCCGCTTGCGAAGGAAGTTGCCGGCACGATCAGCGCCGTGGATGTATTCCTGGGCGCAGTGCTGAAGGTGAGCAGCGACCGCTACAACGCAAAGCTGACCGAAGAGTGACCGCAGGGCGGATGACTTCCGCCCTAAAACCTCAAAAAGGAAGGTGATTTGATTGGCAAAGATGACTGTTGAAGAGCTCCAGGCCAACCTCAAAGACCCCAGTTATACCGTGCGAACGGATGAAGAACTGCAGGCGGCGGCGGAGAAGCGATACCAGACCCAGTATAATCAGCAGAAGCTGACCGCGCAGCAGAGCTATGAGACGAGCGACCTGGCGTACCAGAACCAGCTGAAAGCACTGCAGGATACCCTGGCGACCAACCAGAACACGCTGCTGAAGAATACCATGGACTCTATGGCTGCTGCTGACAGGTACACGATCACCCGCGGCATGCAGCGTAGCAGCTATGGCGCTGCGAACAGGGCAAATATCCAGAACAAGGGCAACGAGGGCATGGCAGCACTGCTGAAGCAGTACGCCACGGATGCCGGCGGCATTGAAAGCAACCGCACTCTGCTGGCCCAGCAGCTGGCGAACACCCTGGCCCAGTACGACATCGATTACCTGAACGATGTGCAGGCATATATCGACGAACAGAAGCAGATCGACTACGAGCGCCAGGCAGCAGCGATCGAAGCGGCGAACGCACTGCAGATGCAGCTGTTTGAGTACAGCCGCCAGTATGGCAGCAGCGGCAGCAGCAGCAGGAAGAAGAGTAGCAGCGGTGGTGATACCGATTCTACCGGGGATAATTCAGCCAGCGATCTCTATACGCTTCTTGCAGGCTCTAACCTTGCAGGTTCTTCGTCTGAGGTGCGTAAAATTGCAAACGCCGCAACGATCCTTACCGGCAACAAGATCAAAGATCCCATTGTTGGTGGCAAGGAAAGCGGCAAGTGGAATGGATAATGGGAGGGCACAATGGCTGTCCAGAAAAAGAAAAATGAAACGCGTGATGAGGTGCTTTCGAGAGTTTCGAAAGAGTACAATATCACGCCTAAGGCTTCTAAGGCATCTACGAAGGGTACTATAATAGCATCTTCCGTTGGTTCTGAACGTACCTATAAAAAGGCAGGCAGCAAGAGCCAGCAGCAGGAAAACAACAAAAACATTGCCCAGAGTGTTGCGCAGAAGTATAACGCTACCAGAAAGAATACTGGCAAGTGGTATTCTGGGAATACCCCTACGGCGCGAGAGACCATGGCTCGCATGTTTGAAAGGGCAAACGGCGATACTGGTTTCTTCAACAAGATGAATGAAATGTTTGCTGCCGAGCAACAGGATCGCGGTTCCGTAATTTACAACCCCTACGCGCAGGCGACCAACTACAAGGCGATCGACGGCCTGCGTCAGCTGGGCGTGGAAGTGCCGGAAACCATCTCTGATGAATGGATCGACAGCATGTGGCGGCAGTACGGCCAGTATTCCCGTGAGACGACCACTGGCTATGGCCCCGGCGCCCCGACCAAGGCTTCTACGGTACAGAACGACATCGCTTACTGGGTGAACACCCTGATGGAGGATAAGGAAGCCACCAACCTGGCCGAGACTCAGATGCAGGACATGTACACCGAGGTAGAGTACCTGGCCAAGCAGGGTTATAACGATGATGAGATCCTGAAGCGCGTGAAAGCGAACAAGGATTACAATGCGCTGTGGAAGATGGACGAAGCACGCCTCGCCGGCGATGCTGTGCGCCTGAACCGCAAGGTGAACTACAGCGGCGACGACACGATCTACGGCATGATCTGGGCTGCACGCAATGACGGCGGCACCGGCGATTACTTTGTCGATTCCGTGAAGGCGCTGATGGGCCATGGCAACCAGTATAAGTACGACTCTGCCAGCGCTGCAGCGCTCGACCCGAGCAATTACGAGGGATATTCTCCGTATGTCCGCGGCACCATGCATGAAATGAACATGAAGTATGGTGTTGACAGCTTCGACCAGACTTGGCTGGAAGCGAACCGCAGCATGCTGAGTGACCCTGAGAAGGCAGAGGACTGGCGCAACATCAAGGAAGCTGTTGAGCGTTCCGAGTCTGCGGAGAAAGAACTGGCTGCACTGGATCAGTGGCTGGAAAAGCAGATTGCCAGCGGCAGGAAGGATGCACAGAGCCTGGCGGATGAACTGACCGCGATGATCAGCGACGGCGACGAGATCCGCTACACTGACGCAGACGGCAAGATGGAAACCATCAAGCTGAGCACGCTGGCCAAGATGGAGGATTACCGCGCTGACGGCACGTATGTGAACCTGGGCTACGGCGTGGACTTCAACCTGCCGCAGTACATCGCCAAGGCGACCGCCATGTACGACGAGCATGCAACCGCAGCAGCGGAAACTGAAGCAGAGACCGGTGGCGGTGTGTTCAAGGCTATCGGCGACGGCATCGCAAGCGCCTGGAGATGGCTGACCGGTGACAAGGGCGCGATGGAGGACGTGATTGACGCCCAGAAGACCGGCGACGTTACGGAGTTTGCGAGCATTGAGGACGCGGCCAGAAAGTACGCCAAGGATATGTTCGGCGTGGACATCACCGGCGAGCTGCCGGCGCATGTGGAAGCAGCGCTGAAGGATGCGATCGCCAAGGCCAACAAGGCGGACCTGCCCGGCGCCAGCAAGGAAGATATCGATGCTGCGAACACGGCAGCTGGTGTACTGCAGGATATGTTCAGCGAGGTTATCGCCAACCCGGACATGAGAGCGCAGGAGACCGCAGAGGCTCCGGCGGAGGAGCCGGCGGAAGCCAACTACAAGGCTCAGCAGGCGTACACCACCGTATTTGAGAAGCAGCCGGAAGAGCCGCGCGAGGGCATGGTGGAGATGGTGGCAGAGCCGACGGCATACACCGCAGGCGCTGCAGAACCTGCAGAAGCGAGCCCCGCTGCGGCAAGCTATGAGAGCATGCTGCAGGGCGGCGAGTGGGACAACGATGCGTTCGTATGGGCGCTCAATGAAAGTTCCAGCCCGAAAGCGATCAAAGCCGAGCTCGGCCAGGCGATCATTGACCACAGAGCCAAGGGTACTGAGCTTACCGGCCTGGCGAAGAGCTGGTGGAATAAGTTCGGTGGCCTGGTGGACGACATCGGCGGCCCGACGGACTATAACCAGCTGGTTCGATACGAGATGGGCTTGGACGAGTACGACAGCCGCAAGGCTTACGGTACGCAGGTGTTCGATCTGCTTCAGGCGAACAGCGAGGCGTATGATTCTTCTGCGATCGATGCTGCATCGTGGGCAAACAACCTGATTACCATCTCCGGCATGGCAGAAGCCATCAACAGAGCTGCCGGCGGCGAGCGCGCTACGGACGAGGTTGCCGATCGATTCCTGGCCCAGAGTGGCCTGCAGGCAACGGTTGACGGCATGCTCAATACCATTGAGGGCAGCATGGAACGCCAAGCTGCTGACAAGGCTGAGGAGAATCGCCAGCGTACGACTGCGAGCGTGGGTGTGATCCAGCGTATGAACAGCGGCACGATGACCGAGGATGATTTACTGGCATACGTGGATATCATGAGCACGGACATCAGTAAGACCGCTGCGCAGGATAAGACCTATGCTGCTGCCAACGCATACATCATCGATGCGCTGAGTTTTGATAGCATTGCCGAGAGCGGCATGCGCTTTACTTATGGCGACAAGGCTGTTGACGCGTCCTACGGCAAGGAGATGGTCCTGAATGAAGGCGCATCCATCTACAGCACGGGCGTTACTGCACTGGCACAGGACACCCTGAACACGCATATGAAGTACGCCGCTGCATGCGGCATGACGCTGGAACAGTTTTATACCCAGTTCCCGGATCTGGCACGGACGCCTGAACAGATCGTAGCGGAAGCGCGCAGCGAGTATAACGGCACCTGGACCGAGTTCGGCCATACGATCGACGGCCTGATAGCTGCCAACGACAGCATCTTCAACGCCGGTGAGGGCGCAGGCGCTCCCGGGGATGAAAAGGAAGATGTGCTGAGCTTCAGCGACAGCCTGGTGCTCGCGTTCGACAAGCTCCGGGCGACTAATGCGCTGAACTGGGACAAGACGCTCTACATGATGCAGTACGCCTGGCGTGACGAAGAGATGGAGCAGGGCATACTGCTCGATCAGTACGGTGGCCGCACTGCGCTGGCTGCTGAGTGGGACAAGTTCGATGCTGAGCGCGAAGAGCAGCTGCGCAAGACCTACGAGAACGATATCACTGCCAAGCAGAGTGGCATCAGCTACGAGGACTGGCGGCTGGAGAACACCGACAAGCAGCTGGACGAGGTGCGCGCCAAGCGCGAGACTGCAACGGATATCCTGGAGCTGGGCGATCCGGCAAGGCTGCGCGCAGAGCAGGGTATCATTGAGAAGACCGGCAATGTAGCGAACATCGATAAGCTGGTAGCCGAGTACGGCAGCGAGTTTGACAAGGCTGTCTACGATGGTGCGACCAGCCTGATGCAGACTGGCCAGTTTATGTTCATTAGCACTGTGCTGGGCGGCGGATACATGGCTTCCCTGGCTGCAACGCTGACCAGCTCCGGCAGCGACGCATACGACCGATTCATCCAGACCGGCGACTATGACGCAGCCCTGGCAAGCAGCATCGGTGCATGGCTCGTGAACGCGGCTATTGAGAAGATGAGCTTCGAGAGGTACATGCCTGAGAGCCTTGGCGGTAGCCGCACGCAGAAGATGCAGGCAGTGCAGAGCATGCTGCAGCGCGAGGGCATGTATAGTATGCTCAAAGATCCGAAGAAGCTGTCCAAGGCAGCAACGGCTGTGATGGAGGCAATCGCCACTGCCGGCGTGAACAGCGCCAGTGAAGGTCTGGAGGAGACCCTGCAGTACATTGTGGACTCTTTTGCGGACAACATTGCATACGGCGACAATATCTGGCTGACCGATGAGCAGGTATCCGGCATTGATGATACCTTCGTAGCGGGTACTGCAATGGGCGCAGTGCTCGATGTGGGCACCAACCTGGTGTTTGGTCGTCCGAAGTTCACTGACGAGCTGGGCAACGCGATCTCTAAGGCCGAAGCACAGATACGTCCCGAACACGATGGTGTTCTGCTGAACGAGGCGATCAAGTTTGAGGCGACGAGCATGGCGTATGTGAACAGCACAGACGCACTCGCCCAGATTGAGAGCAGCAGCGAGAACGCCGCCAAGCAGCAGGCGGAGCAGGAGCTGCAGGCTGTTGAAGCTGAATTGCAGGAAACGGAAGCAAAACTTGCAAGCGTGCAGGCGGAACATGATACCGCTATCATGGCGCTGGAAGATGTGAACGTAGAGATGCAGGACAGCGATGCGTTTACCGAGGACATGGGCAAGCGCATGACCGCAGCAGCGACCGAGGTTGACCGAACCACGGCTGAGCTCAGAAAGGTCAAGGACGACCTGAGCAGCGCACAGGGCCGCAGGGAAGCCGCCCAGCAGAAGCTAGACGATGCGACCGCCAAGGTTCAGGCGATGTACGATCAGGTGATGGACGAGGCCAAGCAGAAGTACACCCAGATTGTGACCGACAAGTACTACGCAGGCGACAGCGACGAACAGCGCGCCGCCGGCGAGGCGTACCAGGCAGCCTGCGCGAATCTGGAAGAAGCAAAGGCCGCACTGGCTACAGTGAAAGCTGATGAGAATGCCGGTGCGAAGGAGCGCGGCAGGGCACTGCTGGATGTGGATAAGGCGACCGAGGCTGTGGAAGCAGCCAAGGCTGAGATGGATGCGGCATACGCCCAGAGCCCGGAGGGCAAGGTGGAAGCTGCGACCAATAAGGCGCTGGAGGATGCGCAGAAAGCAGCGGACGATGCAGCGGCAGCAGCAGAGGCTGACCCGATGAACAGCCGCAAGCAGCTGGCAGCAGAGCATGCACAGGCGCAGCTGGATGTGATCCGAGCCAAGCAGGAGATGGAAGAGAAGCGCTCCGGCATCAGCTTCCGCCTGAAGAGCCCGGATAGCAGCGAGCGCGAGGCAGCCGTTGGCGAGTGGAAGGCTGCCCAGCAGAAGGTAACCGATGCTGAAGAGCATGCCAAGGCCGTCGAGACCGAGTTCAACGAGACGGACACCCAGAAGAACCTGCAGACCGCGATCGACAACATGAAGCAGTACACCAACGAGCAGCTGTTGTTTGAGAGCGAGGAGGGGCACGAGGATGCTGTACGGGCCTATGCTGAACTGCAGGTGGCGCAGGCTGCAGCAGAAGTTGAAAATGCCTGGAATGGCATGTTGAAGGACGGAGCCAGTGGACTGTCCGCTTACCAAGATGCAAGAAATAAGTATAATTCTGCTATTGACAATAAAAATGCCATGAATTATACTAAAAATGGGGAGGTATATGATTATGGCAATGAAAGCGAAGGAATATATGGCGAAAATGTACGCGGAACATCCGGAATTGCCGGAGATGGTAGCGGAAGTAGAACGACTGTACGGGGCTCGGATTCAGTTCCCCTGTATGGTGATCGAGGCATTGCTCGACGGAATGACGCCGGCGGAAGTGGCAGCGGACAGCGCGTTGATGGATCTGTAAGGTATGCGTCTACGGCGGGTATTACAGATGTAACTGCAACACCCGAGGAATATATTCAAGCATTGGATGCAGCAAAGGCAGCGCCCCCGGAAGACGGTCATCAGGTAAGCCCGCATAAGGTAGAAGAAGTGATGCGGGGAGATCTGCGTCCGTTCCTGACCAGCGATAAACTTGCAGGCTTCGCTGTAGAAGCCAATGGCAACATTACTGGTGTTTTTAGGAACCCCAAGAGTAAACTGGGCCCAGTAATGGACGATATGATGCTTTCTGCGATTCAAGAAGGTGGCAATCGATTGGATTGTTATGCCGGTGACCTGTTTAACGATGGACTCAATAACAAAGACCGCATCGGCCCCCTCGTGAACAAGTATGCAAAGTATGGATTTAAGCCCGTGGCGGTTGTGAAATACAATGCTGAATACGCAGAAAGTGACAAGGTGCAGGATGTTATATTTTTCATCCATAACGGCAAGAGTGTAATGGAAATTAAGGCCGACCTTGAGGCGGGTGACTATGAACAGTACACGCCTGATGACCTGCTTGCGCTTAAAACGTTTGGATTGGATGACCCCGATGCTTACGACAATGCAGCCAAATACCGCGATGGTTTGATTGAACAGCACAATTCTGACATCCAGGCCTGGCGAAATATCGGCGACGGCTTCGGTGATCACCGTACCCCCGGCAGGACCGGAGAGACCACCACTGCTGACCGCAACCCGATCGAGATCCTGAGCGATCTGACCAGGCGGATCGGCGTGGGCTATAACCCCGGCGGCGACATGAGCACGAACGGCAGACGCTTGCCGCGTGCAGTGCAGGGCTTCTACAGCCGACATGCACGGGCGATCACGACCAGAGGCGCGAACGCCGGAGACCTGGAGGTCGGCCTGCATGAGTTTGGACATGCTGTACAGCAGCGACTGCCGAACCTGCATGCCAACACGCAGCTGTTGAACGGCCTGAGCCAGGGCGTGCGCAATGCATACGACCAGCAGGAGCTGGACGGCGAAGCGATCGCTGAGTTCGTGGTAGACTACATCTTCAACCGCGACGAGGCGGTGCGCCAGGCAGGCGCTCAGTTCGTGCAGGACTTCGAGGACATGCTGGCCAACGACCGCACGTTGTATGATGCAA